GAATGAGAGCACGGACCACCCACGGAAAAACGGCCCCCCCCGGCACGGAGGACGCCGGATAGGCGGGGAGAAACTGGCCGAACCATGCGTGTAATGCTTTATCTTTCGTCATGCCGGTAACTCTTTCCTTTCCGCCGTAAAATATTTCAGGGCGAAACTCGCGGATCGCGGCGCTTGCTTTTCCTCCGGGTTTGACGTCACTCTGTACGTCGTGCCAGTTTCTGTGTCCCGGAAATAGTCGCCGTACTCAATCGGCACAGCCTTGTCAACGAGCGCCGAGTAGACGCTTGTAACGCCCTCTTTCTCCGCACGGCGAGCTTCCATCGACGTGTCCAGCGCTTGATAGTTCGAAAACGCCGCGCCCTCCGTCCATGTGGTAACATATCCACCAGCACCGTCCGGCTCCCTGTGTTTCTCCATGAGCACGCAAGGGCGGGCGAAGTCATTCAAAAGGCTCATAATTTCCTCCACTGATTCAATCTGCTGCGGAATGCGCTCTGCCACGTCACTGCGCCGCCAGTTTTCTCATCCGTCGCCCGTGAGTAAGAATACCCGCCGAACGATTCCGAGCTATACGGTGACGCTGCTGTGTCGCCGTTCTTGTCCTGCCATGCCTCGATTTCTGCGTCAAGGGCCAAGACGGACGGCGGTATTGCAAGTGCCCACACAGCGCCGTCAAACGCCTCGTCCGTTAGCCCATAGGCTGGGTATTGATGCACACCGTCGTTGAACGTCGAGCCAAGAATCCTAAAATACTGTCCTTCCCGAAGAAAAGGAAGCGCAATACTGCCATTTTCTACGGTGAAGGTTCCGGCATACCGTTCACGGTCAAACCAATTCCTCAAATGTCCGCATAATTCTGTCAGCATTGCGCCCCTCCTAAATTACTTTACGGTAACGGTTGCGTTGCCGGATTTAAGCGCGTGGAAGTTGCCATCGCACTCAACAACAGTGACCTTGTGGCCGCTCGTGATGGTGAGATCAGACTTGCCATCCCAGTCATTCCAGCTCTGCACGTTCTCTCCGTATACAACGATGGGAGCCGTGGTTTCCGCCGACTTATACTTGTACTTGTTGCCCTTGGCGGCCTTCGCCGGGGAGACCGTCAGCTTTGTGTCGCCGGTAGCGGTGCCAGCTGCGGACGTCACGGTCAGCGCGCCAAGTGTACCGTTGTCGATCGAGCCGACAACAACACCATCAAGGCGCTCTGCAAACAGCACCATACCATTGACTACCGTGTCAGAGGCGGTCATGTTGGTATAGTCCGGCTGTTCATGGATACCGATATATCCGGTAGCGTCGGAAGTAAACGCAAACGCTTCGTTGAGGTCGGCGCCATTGACCGGGATGTAGTAGAGGACGATGTTGTCCTTGGCGGTGGCGTAAATCTTGCCCTTCGGGACGCTGGAATTGAGAATCACCGTGCCGAGGCCGAGGAAGTTCTCGACGTAGGTCATGCCGAACGCGGTCTGAAGCGTGATGTTCGCGCTCGCCAGATAGTCTGCGACATCCAGCGGATTGAGGAAGTAGACCGCGCCGATCTCGTCGTCCTCAAAGAGCACCTGAAGGTTGCCCCACGCCTGCGCAAGCACGCTCTGGAAGTCCTTACCGGACACAGCGCCGGAGCCGGTCGCGAGGAAATCGAAAAAGCTCTTACGGATGCTGCGCTGCACATCGCGGAGCATTTCGGTAGTAGTCATTTCGACCGCCTGATCGTAACCGCGATCGGTGATTGCCTCGGCGGACGTGGCCTTGCGCCACTTTTTGAGGGTGATCTCAGCATAGTTCACAGGATCGTCTTTGTAATGAGACAGCGGGATGGTCTCGCCCTCACCGACATCGCCGCTCTGCAAAGTACCGCTGGCCTTGTAGGCTTTGAGCACGGTACCAGCCTGCTTCGGAATCTTTCTGGTCACGCCGAGCGCCTCGACGAGCTTCTTGATGGAATAGCCGAACTGATCGACAAACTCCATTTCGCGCTCACGCGCAAGATCATTTTTCTTGATAAGGTTAGTTTCAGCCATATACAGTCTCCTTTACTGTTCGTTTTGCAGGAGCTTGAGACGTGCCTCTCTGCGGGCCTCTCTGTCCGGCAGCGCCGCGATTTCCGCTCTGGTCATCGTCTCGCCTCCAACGTTATTGGGCGGGTTCTTTGTGTCCGCGCCTTTTTGATCAGTTTTTACAATAAAATCGGCCCATTCTTTCTCGATGGACGATTTCAGCGTATCAGCGCCTTTGATTTTCCCGTCTTCCAGTTCGACCGTGTCCAGATCAGTCACTCGCATAACCGCGTCGAGACGTTTGTCGCTGATACCGGCAGCCTTCAAAAGTTCACGATACGCGGATTCCTTCGCGCTTCTCGTTTCCTTTTTCGTCTGCTCTTCCTTGTACTCGTCAAATTCCCTTTTGACTTTGTCGTGCTTGTCCTTCCAGCCGTCATCACCTTTGGCTTTCAGGTCTTCCAGCTCCTTCTGCACGCCGGGGAGCTTTTCGGCGTCCGCCTTGTACTTCGACAGCTCGCCTTTCAGGCCATCGACTGTGTCGGAGTGTGCCTCAATGATGGTGTCCATCTGTTCCTCCGTCAGCCCCATGCCTTTAAGGAGTTTTCGGGTAAGTGCCATTGTTCAGTCTCCTTTTCTTCGGTGCCGGTTCCTCGGCACGACTGTTGTATAAAACCGCAGTGCTTCGCGGTGTTTACCGGTTGCTCCTATAATTTTAAGGCAAAAAAAGTCCGCAACGCCCACAATAGTGGGTGTGCGGAAACTTTTTCTGCTATTACGCATTTTCAAGCGCATTTTTAATGATTTCCCTATACTCATCCGCGTGGTCATTCAGTGCAGGCTTCAGAAACGGTTGTGCTTTATTGCCGCGCGTATAATGCCAATTTCCTTTTGCATCCTGATACACCCACGGTGTTTGCCTGCCTCCATCATAATAGATGCCCGTTCCAAGTTCAACGTAAGCGCCATATTCAAGCGGTGTTCCGACGTGAACAGCCTTTTCAGATGGGTACACCTGATGCGTTATGCTGTTGCGGAGCGCACCAGTATCAACTGGGCAGAGCATCGCGGCGTATGATTCGCACTGAATCCCGCACGTTTCAAGTGCGCGGAGCAGAGCTTCTGAAATTTCCTGTCGAACTTCTTCGCTATGATCATCGATTTCGATTTGCAGACTGTCCGCTTCCATTTTTCTTCATCCGCTCCCATTCCTTGTATGTGATATTATCCACGACGACATTTCGACCATTTTCGTCACGGATGCGACGTTTTGCGCGGAACTCTACGCCGTTCACAAGCTGGATCATACGGCAACGGCAATTATAAACCTCTGCAGGCTTTCCGCGCGGGTCACCGGGGAAGCGACAACCATTTGAAAAAACATCATCATAGTCAACCGTCTCTCCGTCGAGATGCGCATGCGAACTGCGCGTTCTTCCGTCAAGCGTGGCGACCCACTGCTTCTTTATTTCGATCCCCATTTTGTGTGCGGCCTCGCACGCATCCTGACGCCCCGCATTCTGCGCACCAGTTACAGCTGTTCTTGCCGTTCTGATCGCAGATTCTCTATCCATTGTATAGATTCTGGATTGGAGATCGTCCGCGATCCCGCCGATGCTCTTTCCTTGCAGGATGGAACTTGTCACGCTGGCCGTGATCTGCCTGCGCCCATACGCAAGATCAATGCCGCGCTTTACGGCCCGTTTTGGTGGGTAGTATGGCATAAGTTCTGGATTCTCGATAAGGAGCCGACGCACCGTGGCTTCATTCCACAAGGTAAAATCCACGTCCGCGCCTGTCTGCTCGATCTGATACGCCGAATAATTCCGGTTCAGAGAATAGATGCCCGGTGTCGCATCGTTGACATACGCAACTGCGATCTCATGTGCTTTCGTAATTCTCTCGGCACATTTATCGCGAAGCACCGAAAATCGTTTTCCGCGCCCTATTTGCGCCAGCCTCCATTGTGTGTATTCCTGCTGCGTAACCTCCCCAGCCTCAACACGTTTTTTCTCTGCTTCGTCCCGCAGACGGAATTGTTCGAAATATTCCTTGATGGTTTTATCAAGCTCGCGCTGTGCGGCACGGTAAGCAGATGAAATTTTTTTTTCGAGCTTCTGAAGCTCTTTGTCCGTCATTTTATGCCCGTAGTCCACCGCACGCCTCCGTTATTACACTTCCGTAAAGTACAATCCCACCAGCTCATGAGGCAGGAACTGAAGCGTCACCATGCCGCCCGGCTGCTCGCCCGTCCGTTCGCAGCGGTAGAGCTTTCCGTCCTCCGGGTCTGTGTAGTAAAGTCCGTAGGTGTACTCCATGCCCTTTGCGGCGGGGATGGGGTCGTCCTGTGTGCCCGCGTGGGTCTCGTCGATGACGGTAAACAGCACCGGGACTTTGTCCGGCTCCCAGCCCTCCTGTGTCGTGTGGGCCTGTGTCACGCGATAGAGCCTGTCTGCATAGACCATCCGGTCGTTGACCTCCACGGACATTCCTGCCGCCCAGCGGTCATACAGCTCCTTTGCCTTCACGGCGTCCGCATCCGTCAGACTGGCTGAAGCCTTGACGATGTAGGGCCGTAGTGCTCTGGCCCGTTCTGTATAGCTCATCATTCCGCCTCCCCAAGTAAAATTTTCGCCGCCAGTTCCGCGTCGGCTTTCTCCGCTCGTAGCGTTTCCGTCTCTGTCGGCTTGCCCATCATGCACGTCACTGTTCCATCACGGTTGTCCGTGATGCTCCCGGCCACGCAGTAATCCGAGTTGTCAAAGGTCTGCGTCTCGGTCTTCGTTTCGCCCGTAGGCTGGCCCTTGTCATCAAAAACCGGATAGGTGTTGACCTGCTTGATACTCCACGCGAGGCCGTCTACAAACAGCCCCACAGCCTGATCGTGCGTCATTTCCAGCGTGATAGACTTCGTATCACGCCTGTCCCATTTTGGATTCTGCAATACCCCACTGATCTCAGCAGGGTATTCCACTTCATGAATAATAACGGATGTACTCATTTGTTCATCTCCTTCAATTTATTACGCTATGATCGTTCCGTCGTCAGAAACCAGCGTATCAGACGGAAGAATGAATACCGGACGGATGCCACAGTTGATGGATGGGTCGAGGGTGCTGTTATCGCCAGGGATGGTGACGTACCACACGTAGTTGATGAAGTTGTTGTTTGGCGAGCGGAGCCACCAGTAGATAGCCGAGCCTCCCATGTACGCAATACGCTTGGAGTTGCCACCCCAGCCTGCGGCGAAGTAGTCCAGCTTTGCTCCGTCCACCGGGAAGCCTTCGTTGTCGCTGGTCGTCCAGCCTACTTCGTAGCCAGACAGCAGGAAGATCTTCGCGGACAGGCCGTTCGCACCAGACGCAACCGCAGAACCGCCAGTGCCGTTGACATACGGAATCTTGACCTGCTTGATTGCGTTTTGGATGTTCGAGTCGAACATCGCAAGGAAGGTGCTGTTGAGGTACGAATGGATGGTGCTGTTTGCGTAGTCGTTGACATTCGAGCTGTTCCACTGGCGCGTCTCATAGACGTCCTTCATCAACAGCCAAGTGCCATTGCAGCTATCATCATACAAAGCACTACTGCTCGGAATCCCCTGATTGACCACGATCCAATCCCGCATCGTGCCGTTGACGGCGATTTTTACCGTGTTGCCAACTGGAATCTCAGATAGCGGTGTCCCGCTTTCCAGCGAGATATCATACCCTGTCCCTCCAATCAGCGTCCGCCCCTTCTTGATAGCATAGGCCGTGCCGCCAATGAGCGTTTTCCCGCCCTTGAGGTCATAGCCTGTTCCGTTGATTTCTGCCTTTTGACCCATATCCTCACCGCCTTAACCATATTGCCACGCAATACAGCCGTTGACACTCGGCGTTGTCTCGCTCGAAAACAGAGCCTCACCCCGCGCCATATACGTCGTGTACTTCGTGTCCGACGCATTGACATTCGTTGTCCGGTTCAAACGGCTGTTGATCGATACGTTGTCCACATTGCCAAGACCAACATCTGACTTTGTCACCGTCTGCTTCGGATGAACATGGTCACCTCGGGCATAAGCCGCAGAGGTACCAGCCGAAGCCGTACCAGGTGCCTTCGGGGTGGTGTTGGAGGGTTGCGGTTTACTGCTCCATGCGGCCTTGTTGTTCTGGACGTCAGACACCGCCTGATCGATCTCTGCGCCGGTGTGCGCACTGTTGTACTGGTCTGCCATAAAATCACTCCTTCATGCAGAGAAATTCCTTGCCGTCTGCCGTCAGCATGGTCTTGGTCGTGCCGGACGGCACAAAACCATAGTTATCATTCCAGCTTCCGTCCGCGCCCTGTGCGTAGAGGGAGATTCGATATTCTCCGTCACCGCTCAAGAGAAAATCGTCGTAGACCTCAAAGGTTCGCTCCGTCCCCGCCGGGGTCTGGGAAAAGGACGCAATGAGCGCCCCTTTCCCTCGCCCCCAGTCCTCGCCGGTTTTCGTCGCGCGGCATTCAAAGGCCGTGTAGGCGATGTCCGACGAGAACTTGACGGTGATGGAATCGAAACCGGAGACTGCCGAAATCTTATTCCCCGTGATGGTGAACGTCAGTCCCGGCGCGGCCATTATGCCACGCTCCAAGTCCCGGCGGCGTTCTTGACAAAGACCTTGATGATCTTTGTGCCGTCGCCGGAGGATGCCGTCGCAAGGTCGACGCCCTTGATGGTGACATCAATCGCCGTGGCCTTCTTGTAGCCGCCAGCCGTGCCGCTGGTGTTGCTGGAACCGCCAGTGGTCGGGATCTGCGTACCGGCGTCGTGGAGGCTGCTGGTGCTCGGCACAACACGCACCGTGTATTCCTCGAAGTCCACGTCGCAGGTGAAGGAGAACGCGCAGGTGTCGAAGCCGGAGACTTTGGAGATCCTGGTCTTGTCGGGGCCAGTGATCGTTATCACCGGAACTGCCGTGTTGACCGTGATAGACGCTGTGACCGCAGCCGTTTCGTTTCCGACGTCATCCCGCACCTTGATATGCACGGTTTTCAGGCCATCGCCTTCCGTCAGGACGATAGACTTGCTGGCCGCGAAGGTTTCCCACGATGCGTCCTCTTCCGTTGCTGCCGCCTTGATGCCCCAGAGCTTCATCTGGTAGCCGGTCTTGGTTTCATCCGTCAACGTGATCGTTGCGGTGACGGTGTTGCTGGTTGCATACGTCGCACCGCTGTTGAGCTTTAAGGCAAGCCCAGCCGGTGCCAGCGTATCAAGAATTAGATTGAAAAAACTTGCCATAGGTTATGCCCCTTTCTTTTCGTTCAGTTCGATGTATAAATATCCGCCCGGGCGGGTATAGATGGGTTCTTCGCCGATGCAGGCATTCTTGATGCCCATCTCACCGACAAACAACTCCTTTAGCTGTTCTTCTCCGACTGTGATCATTCCGTCACCCCCGAATCAGATACAGTGTCTTTGCATCCTTGACGGCCAGTGCGTCATATTCTGCCCGGTCGAGGACTACAATGGTGTTGATCTGCGCGGATGAGACGTTGCCGCCGCCTGATACCGGAACCGTTTTAGCCTGTTCGACTTTTAACCTTACCGGTTCACCTTTCACTTTCAGTCGGATCATTGGTACCCCTCCGTTTTCAGGAGGTCTTCCACGTCAACCTCAAGTTTTTCTGAATAGTCCGGTGTGCCATTTTCCCTTGTAAATGCGAATTGTACCATGCACGGCGGAGATTTCAGGCCATTCACAATTTTCTTTGGTGTCAGCTGCATTGCATCCTCAAACGGGATGCGGACAACCATCGTTTTTTCGTCAACAATTTCAGGGGTGTACTGGAAAAACTTATTCGCCTGACGGACGTAGAACTCTGGTTTCGAAATCGTTGTGAGATCGACACCATCGACAGTCACGGCCAAATCATTCCTGATCTTGGATTTCATCGTTGCCACCTCCGTCGTCAAAGTCTTCTCTGGAAATATCCGCGTTTTCTCTTCGCTGCATGATCTGCTCAACCTCCTCCGGCGTCAACCACGGCAGCTTGTTCAGAATGGTTTCATCATCCAGATATGCCGCCGCCATGAGAACCATCTGTGTTTCCTCGAGCTGGTTAACGATCTTCGACCGGACGAAGGACGGCTCATCATCAATTCCGACGATCTCAAAGAGTAGGTGCAGGAAATCCCGCACACAATATTCAAACTGATCAACCTTGTTGTCCATCGGCTGATATGCCGCGCGAATCTCCGTCGCTGTTTTTTGTCCGCCCTGAAGCGATTTCACATCGAGCATTTGCGCATCGCGGTATAGATCGTCACTTAGGCGATTCAAAAGTGATTCTCGCGCGTCGACCGGAACTGTCAGCGTGTGGGCGTCAACCTTTGCCCCATCTTCATCGACCATCGCAACGCCGAGCTTGCGCATGGAATCCTTAAACTTCGCCATATCGATTTCATCCATGCCGCCAGCATTGGAGATCGTCCAATAAATAATAGACGCTTCATCCACGGTGTTTGCAAATCCGGAAGAAATGAGATCATAACAGTCAATTTTCTCCCGCATGCCGACAAGCTCAGACTGTTTCGCGCGATTCGCATACATCGGGATGACCGGGAATCCGGGATAGTTCCGGTATTCCATAATCTCCGTCCCATCGACCACCGAGGACGCCACAACCGCCACATAGCCGCGCTTCGGCTTGAGCACTTCCATCTGCTTCCCCTTCCGGCGGATGTACTGCGTGAATCCATCGACTTCAAAAAGCGTCGCACGGAGCGGTTTATCACTGGACACCTGCCACCATCGGATTCCCGCGCGTAAAGCGCCGGTTTCCTCGTCGAGCAGCGGCACAAACTCGAGCGCTGTAAACGTTTCAAGGTGGTCGAGATTCCAAAATCCATAGGCAACGCCACCGACGATGGAATCATGTCCGATGTCCTGAAGTCGATTGTCAAACGTTGGCCCGAGCCGTTCCTTGTGGCTTGCATCTTTCAGCGTTACTCCATTCCCGAGCAAATATTGCGTCTCCTGCGTGGCAAACGCCGAAAAGAAATTGCTGCGGAGCTTATAGTTTGCGGAATAATTGTCCGGTATCGCCTGCCCGGACAGCGTATAAAGGAGCTTCTGATAGTTCATGATTGTCACGTTTCTGTGCTCATCATATTCCCGAGCTGTCAGTGCCGTCTTATACAAGTCCGTTGCTTTGTACGAATCAATCGCCGATATCACAAAATCCATCCGCGCCTGTTCGCCCTTTTCGGCGATCTCTAAAAAATCCTGATATGTTTTCATTTCTCACCTCATAACGCTAAATCCGGAATCCATTCATGCGGCTTAAACGCCCGCCGCAGAACCGTCATGGCAAAATAGCGTGTTTCGTCCATCGCGTGGTCGTTCTCTTTGACGGGTTTGTCGTTGTCCTGCTTCTCGTCCCAGCGGTATAGGCCGAACTCTCGGATTGTAGCGGCGCACCGACGATGGATTATGATTTTCCCGTTAAGCAGATAATCAGCCACACAGCGGATTCCGTTTGCAACATCGTTGTTCGCTTGCCGCACCTTGAACCCGCTGCGCCGCCGTAGCGCCTCGATAAACGACGCCGCAGACGGGTCAACAATAACCGCAGAAATGGCGCGTGCGCCCGCCAGCGCCGCCACCATATCACAATATTCCTCGTCCGTTTTCTGCTTCTTCAGCTCGCGCCCGTTGTAATAGACCTCATTCACACGGACGGCACGACCATTCCCAACACGCCACAGGCCAGCAGAAAAGGGATTCATGGTGCCATAGTCGATGGAGATGTACCACTCGCCGCTGTCCGGTTCCTCGTCCGTGATACACTGCTCTCCGAACATGGGATAGATCAAACCCTCCGCAATGCACCGCTCACCGAGGATGTCCCGGCGATACCAAATACTGCCCGTGTCATACTGCGCTTCAATTTCCGCCAACCGCTGCGGCGTGATCGTCGCATTGTCCCGGATGGTGAAATGCTGGTAGTTGTACCGCGCGCCCATGCTCTCTGGGAATTTATCGATGTAGTGCTCATATATCCAGTGGCCGGGTGCCGATGGGTTCAAATCCCAGAACACCCGCCGAACCCGCGCCGCGAGCTGCCGGTTGAACGCTTCCTTGATTGTATCCTCATGGTGAAGGTTGATCTCGGTTGCAATCCACATCCCATAGGAGTTGCCGCGAATCTTCTTGAAGCTGTCCGCTTTCGCACCGCCCGCGAATATCACGACGTAATCCCGCTTATGTGAGCGGATAACCAGTGCTTCATTGCCCTTATACTTCGTCCACCGGCAGCGGCCACGGAAAAGATACTCCAATCCGTAGCCGTTCGCGTCCCCGATGTTCAGTTTCGCGTTTGCCGCTGTGGAACCTGTCGCAAGGTGGATGCGGTCAGGCGTCCCTTTCTCGATCAAATAGGCAAATGCCGCAATGTTGTCGATGGTCTTACCGGCCCGGACGGCGCCCTCCGCTACGGAAATCGTCGCCCGCGTCGCCGCCGCGATATATGCCTTATGCTTCTCGCCGAACGCCGGATGAAGCGTCTGCGTAATCATTTGATGCCCGCCTCCGCCAAATACGCGGCAGTGTCCTCCATATCGACCGATTCCTCCGGGTTGTCCTTCTGGCCTAGATACTGCTTCCCGAGCCAGATTGCCATGTTTGCATTTTTCTCCGCCAGTCTCCACTGGCTTCTTCTGAGCGATATTTTCCCGGCTCCACGCTTTTGTTTGAAAACTTCGTAAAAACCAGCACCATAGGTACGTTTGCACCATGCCTCAAGCGTTTTATCTGCTACACCGAACCAGCCGCAGATTTCCTCAAGCGTGCATTGCAGGCCGCATAGATTCTCGAACTGCTTTTGATCTATCTCCTTTTTCGGCCTTGCCATATACGCCCTCCTTTCTTCGCTGGCGTTTGATGAATTTCTCCATATCCCGCTTTAAGTACGGGCTGTTTGTCTTATCAATGATCGCCTGCGCTTCTTCAATCGTCATGGAGCAATACCGCCTTTTCTCCTGTGAATTTCTCCCACCGATCAATAATGACATCGGCATACTTCGGATCAAACTCCATGCAATATGCGTGTCTCCCGTTCTGCTCTGCTGCCATGATCGTTGTGCCAGAACCAGCAAACAGGTCAAGAACATTCTCGCCCGGTTTACTCGAGCACTGCATCTGATAGTCAAACAGCTTAATCGGTTTCATGGTCGGATGCTCTGCCGATCTCACCGGCTTATCAAAATTGAGAACAGTGGTCTGCTTTCGGTTTTTGAAGAAGTAATGCTTATGGCCTTCCGTCCATCCATACAAGCACGGCTCGTGCTCGTCTTCTTCAATCTCGCTCTCGCCATAGAGACAAGGTTCATGCTTCCATTGGTAATCCTGCCGCCCCATGACCATGCTGTTTTTTACCCAAATCAAGCACTGCCTTACTCGGAGCATTGCGTCTCTGCACGCCCCACGGAAGTTATACCCTTCGCTATCGGCGTGCCAGATGTAGAACGGAGCACCCGGCTTCATTACCATTGCCGCATTTGAGAATGCATCTGTGAGGAACCGTCTAAAAGCTGAATCCTCCATGTTATCGTTTATAATCTTGCCAGCGGTTCCCTTGTAGTCCACATTGTAGGGAGGGTCAGTGAGCAGCAAGTCCATCTGCACCCCCCTACGAGCTTTTGTACGTCCGTCAAGGACGTACTATCTCCGCACATCAAGCGATGGTTCCCGAGTTGGTACACATCACCAATCTTGCTTTTTGGCTCCGCAGGAAGAACAGGATTATAGTCATCCTCAATAACAGAGTGGTTTAGCTCGTCGCGAAGTCCCCAGTCAAAGTCAAAAGCCGACAGGTCAAGTCCAGACAGCTCCTCGGCCAGCAAATCAAAATCCCAATCGCTCTCGTTGCTCTTGTTGTCCACCAGCCGGAGGGCGTTCACTTGTTCCGGCGTCAAATCGTCCATACTGACACACGGCGCCTCGTCCATGCCGAGCTTCTTTGCAGCCAGCGCGCGGCAGTGGCCGATGATAATCACATCGTCGCGGTCTACCACAATCGGCTGCACAAATCCATACTGCCGGATGCTCTCTGCCACATTAGCGATTTGCTTTTCGTCGTGCTTTTTCGCGTTCCCCGGATATGGGGTGAGTTCAGATAATTTCCTGTTTTGTACGTTCATTGTTTCTCCTTCCTCTTCCTTCTCCTTGGAGCTACCCGCCAAACTCCAAATATCCCGCATAAAGCACACCAAATACAAAAAGGAGGTTCCGCAGATTCCGCTGCGTAGCCGGTGAAGGAAGAAACCGTAGGGGGTCGGCAAGCCCCTACGGTTACATTATCGCATATATTCTTCTCAAAATGCCCACAATAGTGGGTTAAAGGAAATTTTGCCGCCCCAAAAGGTAGTCCGTTGACACTTCGAAGAAATCCGCGATCTGCGCGAGGGATGAGGCTGTCGGTTCGCGGTCTCCGCGTTCGTACTGGCTTATGACGTTTTTGGACATCCCGCAGCACTCGCTTAGTACCTTTCGTGAGATTCGGCGTCTCTCCCGAAGCCTTTTAAGCCTCGCAGGGAATACCGTGTTAATTTGTTGCTGCTCCATCGACTTCCTCCACATCATCATCAAGCGAATCAAGCATTCGTTGTGCTCTTATGTGCAGGCCCTTTGCCTTGATGTAAACCGCGATCCCCAGCGCAGCCCACTCAATCAACACCAAGATATTTAGAATATCGATAATCAAGTTATCTCTCCTCCGCTCTTCAAACATTCCTCGCATGGCAGCGGCCCGTTCTCATCCGAATCCAGAAACCGTTCATAGAGATCGCACCACCACGCGATGCAGAATTCACAGCTATTACAGTTCTTCATCGCCGTCACCATCTAATATTTCTTTGATTTTCTCTGCGTTGCCCTTGATAATGTCCATAACAATATCGCTTTGGATATGGTTGGCAAACACAGCTTTACAACTGGGCCCTGCGTTATAATACGTGGTAAAGGTTGTACCATCCGCCGCCATTGCAACGGCGCAAAGTGACGTAGGATGTATTTCCGGCAGTGTGCCCAGCGCTTCTTCCAGCCATGCGGAATATTCCTGCTTTGTAATATCTTCCATTATCTCCCCGTGCTCCCGAACCCGCCGGTTCCTCTCTCGGTGTCTTCCAGAGAATCCACCACTTCCAACTCCGGCAGCAGACAGGGCAGGATCACAAGCTGAGAGATCTTATCGCCCTTCCGCACTCTATATGGCTTGTCCGAGTGGTTGTAGAGCTTGACCATGATGCTCCCTGTGTAACCAACGTCGATCACGCCCTCGCTGGTAATTCCGTACTTGACGTTCAGGCCGCTCTTGCTCTTGAGAAAACCGACCGTGTTTTTTGGAAGCTGGATATGTACCCCTGTATCAAACAATTCGCTGCTTATTGGGTAGATATAAACATCATCCGCCGAATAGAGGTCAAGACCCGCGTCGAACTCATGCGCCCGTGTCGGCATGATTGCCCACGGTTCCAAAACAATTTTCATAGCAGTTTTTCAATTCCTTTCTGACCGTATAGAGCGTCGTCTCCAGCTCCTTTACCTTCTCTTTCCAATTTCTATAATCTTCGATTTCCACTTCGGAGGTCGTCAATGGCATCGCGCACTTGTTGCACTTGTAATAGTGCCGCTGGATGACGACTTCTTCCCTCACTTTACACCTTGACGTTTGGTAGAATACCCCGCCACATTTGCAACAGATCATTTTTTTCTCCTTTTCACTCGCCACTTTTACAGCCATAAAAAGCCGCACATATGCTTCTCTCCGCTCGTCCGTATTGATCGGAAGATACGGAGCCGTCAGCTTCCATGCCTCCATGTACGTCATCCCTGTCCCTCCTTGCACGGCTCCATTTCCGGGCACTCGTCCATAAACGCGCACGGTGGAGCCATCAGGCCGCGAAATTCCGGGCAATGATCGAGCACAAGCGTCCGCATCCTCTTGGCAATCTCCTGTGTTGCCGGGTCTGCCTTGCGGCACAGGCGTTTGTTGGCGACCGTCAACAGTTCTTCCGCGTTCATGTACCAGATCATATCCACCGGCGCGTCCTGCCGCGCTGCGTTCCTGTCATAGTCGCTCTGGCGGTCGTTACGCTGGCTTTTGATGAACGGGACGGAATGGACGTGCCGCGCAAGGTGTGTGCTGACGTAATACGGCACGTTGTGTAGATAAAACGCGAAGTTCAGCGTCCGGATTGGACTGTGCTTCGCCCGGAGCATCTTGTGCTTCCATTCCATGTCCGGTGCTTTTCCCGAGTGCTTCCCAATCGTGACCAGCGCGCAGCTCTTGGCAAACATCCAATCTTCTTCCCCCGGCCACTTCAAAAGTGTGATTTCAGTGTTCATTGTTCCTCCTCACAGCTCGGTGTCATCAGCCGCTCCCGGTTCTCGCAAATCAGCTTCTCCGCTTCCCGCAGAGTTGCAAAAGGATGAATCGATCTGCAAATGCTTCTCAGGATATATTCGTCAGCCATCATTTACCCTCCTGTTCCATGCCTCTGCGGCTTGCTCTTCGGTGTCGTAGATATACACGCCACCGACTATGCCGCCGTCTACCTCGTATCTCGCAATCGGGCATTGTTGGTTTTCTTCGTGGGTATGCCTGATCATAAAGCCCACCCCGCTATAAGGTTTCAGCGCATAGTCCTCATTGTGGAGATTCCCTTCATCATCACACAGGACGATCTTGGCCAAGCCACCGCAGAACGGGCACGGGCGCAATTTATCCATTCCGCACCTCCACATTTGCGTTTTCCAGCAGATCATCCAGACAGGACTCGTCGCTGCACCCGATAAACGTCCCGTCCTCGTCGTAGTACTGATAGGCCGTATATGGGCGGGCCTCGATCCCGGCGTATTTTCGAAGCAGGGCGTGTCCGTCCTCGATGTCAAACGAGCACGCTTCTTCGAGTTCATCCATCTGCGCCTGAGTTATGTATTTAGCCATCCTTCATACTCTCCTTTTCTTTCGACACTCCGGGCAAAACCACCCGCATTTTCCGACGCTCCATCCGTAGCTTCTCGCAATCGAAACGGCGGAAGAATACGAAACTGTGTGGTTTACCCAGTTATATGTGGCTCCGCACGAGTCGCAAGAAAAGTAAACGTTATACGCCATCCTTCTTGCCCTCCTCCGTCGGTTTTATCCATTCGCGAATACGCTTCCCGCATGAGCAGCAAAGCTCGATTTCTCCCGTTGGATCGCGATAGGCGCCCCTTACGTTTACATACGTTGCCGAACTCGTGGGGTTTATCTCCGCCCCGCATCGGTCGCAGATTCTTTTTACCATCATTTTCCCTCCATTTCTTCAAAGTAGAACTTGATCGGCTTTTCGTTTTCAATGACATTCCCGTAAACCACGCCCACCTTGTAGATGTAGTTCTCGCGGAGCTTGCGCGGAATCTCCGCAATATACCGCCGGAATGTTTCCAGAGAATTTGCCCGCTTGTAGTGGTTGCACATCCGGCATGCTGGCATGAGGTTCGAGAGATCATCGCTTCCTGCATCCTCATCGTCCCACGCTCGCAGCGGCCGGAAGTGGTCAACCTGCATGTCTCGGATGTCGATAGACCGTCCGCAGTAGGCACAGTGGCCGTCATACTTCGCATAGACCGCTTCTCGCGTTTTCTTGCCGAAGCTCATGCTCCGTCTCCTCCTTCAAAATACCGTGTCCGTTCTTCCTGCGTAGGCCAGTCTGGGGCGAGGCCACGCTTGCGGCGGTTCCGTTTCCATCCGCTGTAAATCTTCGCATCGCGCTCGTCGATGCTGTACCCAACGCCGCGTTCTGCCCGGTTGTGAACCAGAAGTGGTCGCGGGTAATTCGGATTTCGTGCCCTCAGAACCTCGTACTCGCCGACAGGTTCTTCGATTTTCCAGCCGCTTTGCTTCAAGTATGCTCTGAGGTCGGACAGCATTCCGTGTCTGACCGTCAATCTGTTCTTCATCTGCTACTCCATTTCCCGCAACGCCTTTTCAGCTTCTTCTCGCGTCAGGAATACGGTTTTGCCAAATCCATTTAGCGCTACGCCATACTTCCGCCCTCTGGCGCCTATTGGCTCAAGGCCAACAAATCCGATCTCATTACCAAGGCCGATCTGCTTGATCTCGCACTCGCTTATATGCTTATCCGTGTCCAGCAGGGCAAACACCCGATGACCAACCTTGCACGGCAGGATGATTGCGCGCCCCTCCTTATCGGCCACAGCCAGCTCCCGCAGGCGCATCAGCGTCATGCCGTCGCCCAGTCTCAAAATTGCGTGCAGATTTGCCGCATCCTCCGGGGATAGCTTGCTGTCCTCGTACTGTTTGAGTCGCTCCCAGACCTGTTTCTGGCTGCAAGCGGTATTCGGTGGGCACTTCACTTCCTTGCACCGCGCAATATCGCAGAAGTTGCCCTCAAATGTCAGTCGTTCCATCGCTCCACCTCCTCCTTCAACTCGTCATACAGTTCGCTGAACCGCTTGTTCCACGTCCTTAGCCCGAAGAAACAGTACACGCCCAATACGATCCACAGCCAGCTGGCGAAGTTTTGCAACAGATTTTCCATCACTCCACCTCCTTCGGCGCTTCCGGCAGCGGCATCCAGTGGGTAACTGCGCAGTCTACCGGATTGTTGTATACATCATCGGGATTGAACTGCCGGTTTTCCCACCATCCCTCCGGGATGTAGTAATCATCCGCCTCCTCGTCGTACAGGCCATAGCAGTAGATGTCGCTCCAGTTCCACGCACTGTCCCGCGTCAGCATCTTCCCATCCTCGTAGATAGCCGGTATCACGAAAATGTATCCGTTTCGATTGCAAACTGCCAAAACATCCGTCTCGGGTTCCGGCAGCCGCTCCGCCACTGGAATCCACTGCTGCTTCTCTCGCAGTTCGGCAATCTCCTTCTGGTCGCGCTCGATCTGGTCGGCGGCGTGACGCAGAAGAAGATCGGTGCATGCTGGTTCGTACAGAGATGCAAACATGCATCCGGCACATCCGCTATTTCCAGTTGGCAAATCCGAACAGCTTCGCAGCGCCTTGACCAGTTCTTCCGGTTTCAAATTCATATCAAATCCTCCCGAAATTCTTCTAATACTTCCTGCCCCGGAAGCACATCGTTCTCCATCCACATGTGGAACACATCCACTCCCGTCTGCCAGTTCCCGCCTTTTCCAGCGATCCGGCGGTTCTCCAGCATCCGATCGAACGCCCGGATATACGCCTGTTTATGCTTCGGCCATCTGGTGAAATCCTCCAGGCGTTTTCGTTTTGACGCCAGTGGACAGCCGATACACCCCACGCGGGATAGCCCGCAGCCATAAAGCGGATTCATGCAGATCTTTTCTTCCTCCACGTAATCCCATACGTCTTTGTCCTCCCATCCGATGATTGGATTCACGATGCGCTTTCCTTTCATCTGGCAGTTTTCAAACTGCATCCGTCCCTCATCGTTGTCCTCCATCAGCATGAGTTTCTGCTTCGCGTTGTGTGCCTGCACTTCGATCAGCCCCCGCCCGTTCCTGCGCTTCGGGCTTTCCGCCCAGCGGACACCGGTTGCAATAAAGCGCCCCTTTCCACTGACTTCTTTCAATTTCTCGCAGCAGTACCGCATGAGCCTCGTCGGAGGCATCATTTTTTTCGGTATTAAATTCCACATGGTAACGCGCTTCCCGTCCGGCTGGACGTGCGCATCGATAACGCACTTTACGCCCTTTTCCTCCATTCGGCGGAATGTGTCCCGCACATGGTAGACCGTTTCCGGCGCATCTGCCGTGGTTAGGGAGTGTAGGACTTCAAATGGAATACCGCTGTTTTCTGCCAGCCGGAGCAGCACGTCGCTATCCTTCCCACCGGAGTATGTAATTACCAGCGGCTGCTTGTAGAGCTTCAAACTCTGCGCCGATGCAAACCGCAGCGCCTCAAACGCGCTCTGTTCTAAATTCATTTTGTTCCTCGCAAATATCCACGATGTGCTCACAAAGTGCTGGAGGGATCACGGACCGCTCTTTGCTGCCCTTCAGCCCCTGCGTGCCGGTCTTCGCGCCTCTTGGGGCCGCAACGTGGCACGGGTCTCCATTGTGGCACATCGGCTTGAATTTGGGATTTGGATGGTTCGTCCAGATGTCGGTCGGCTTCATCCGAGTGTCGCCATACTGGCAGTATGTAACGGTGTAGCGCGGCAGATCTCGCATCCACGTCATCTTCCTCATGCCGCCGCGCGGGTTCTCGATGAACCAGTACCTCGGATGCAGCTCACGGATAAGCTCTAAAACGTGCTGATCTACCTTGTCGCAGAATTTCGCGTACTCGCTCACCGCATCCAGATTCCCGGTCTCAGCATTTTTCCGCCGATGGTGAGATATAGCGGCTATTGAGAATGTTGTGCAGTCCGGACTGGCCCATATCACATCTGGATGGCCGAATTTCTCCAAGATGTCCTTTGCAGTCACAGTCAGGACATCAGCATATAGGTCGATATTCTCGAAATCCTTATCCCACTCTACCGAATAAATTTCGTGCCCACGCGCCCCAAATGCTTTTCCGATGCTGCGCGTCCCAGCAAATAATTCCAGTACTTTCATTTCAGCAGCCCCATTCTTTTCAATCTCGCTACACTCCGTGACCGCTTTTCCGCGTCCGCAGTGTAGGCGTCGCGGCTCCGTTCAGCTTCTCTCGCCCGATATTCCGCCTGTTTCGCTTCCTCGTATTCCAGATAAGGCGCACACTTGGTGTGGCATCCCACTGTCCGTCTCGGGCAGTCCCTCTCACACGGCGGCTTCACGGCAATTCCTCCACATAGCCCCAGCTCTGAGGCGGACGGCGAATTGTATTTCCACATTCCACGATGTTAATGCTTCCGTCGGGGTTGTAATCATATCTCTGGAACGAACACGCAATCCTGCGTGACGGGCACGTCCCATCATCGTTTTTATATCTGCAAGCAGCCGTAAACTCACTCAGCTCCTTCGGCTCATCGTAGATCTTCAGGTCGGAGATATGCCAGCCAAACCCATACCGGTCTTTGAGGTAATCCTCAGCTTCGTCTTCAGTCAGGCAAGCCCTCTGAAAAAGTTCTTTCGCCGGTCGTATGCGGGCGTCTGCGTTCAGAATGTTATACCGCGGCATCTCCCCGCTGCCCATGTACCCGACTCTGGCGAGCGCATCAATGCGGTAGCAAACAAACTCGCCGATAACTTTTCCATTGCCGAGAAAATGACGCTCTTGGCACTCTCCCAAATTAGCGCATACAGCTACCAGCCCGTCATACTCTTTCCTCGCCTGATCGTTTAACACCCACAATCTATCAGGGTCTTGCCCGTTCCGCGTGCAGTAGATGTAGCACTTAAACGGCGTATCCATCTTCGGGCGCGTCTTGCGGACCTCGATGGTCTTTTCGCCTAACACGATCTTCTCGCACCATTTTGGACGGATGCTGATAAGTACCGCTTTACTCATCCGTGATCACCACTTTCATGTAATTTTCATCGTGGAAAAAGCTATGTTTCTCTCTGTAATGCCGCCGGTCATCGTTCCGGAGCAGCCAGCCTTTGAGCGCATCCACGGTCATTTTCTCAATCGCCGCATGGTTGTCTATGTCCATGCGGGTGTTGTGCCAGAAGGAAATCGATACCGGCTTTTCAAACAGCCGAACCGGAACGCCCTGTTGTCTCAGGCACAGCCGCACAAGCGCCTCAAGGTCTCTGGCGTCCGCCGCCCGGACGTGGTGGTTCTTCCCCGACCAGTATGCATTAAGGCCGTAACGCTTCGTCCATGCGCTCTTGCGGGCAGGATATGGCACAGTGAACTCAATCGTCATGGCGTTCCCTCGGCAGCTTGATCGTTTCCCCATCGGCCAGATCGTCTGAGCTGAGCTGATAGGATGCAAGCTGCAATCCGCTTCCGGTGTGCTCCACGCCGCAGAAAAAAGCGCAAATCATACCGTCCGGCAAATCAAGCGTGATCTTCATGTTCTTCCTCCTTCTGCACCCACAGGTGGCAGTTGTAGCGCTGCTCCTTGCCTTCCGGCCTGAACATGCAATAATCGTTCCCGCAGTTCTCGCAGCTCCGCTGCTTCATCCTGACGATCTCATCGTAGAAGCACTTCGCGTCCGCGACCGCTTCCTCGTACCGCGCTTTGTAGTCCTTCGCCCTCGACACCAGCATCCCGCGCTCCTTTTTGATCTCATCCAGCATATGGTTTAGCCGGAGGATTTCGCGGGCCTGTTCGTCGGCATGGATTTGAAGCTCATAGAGCTTCGAGGGATTTTCACAGTGCTTGCAGGCGATTGCCCGCGCCAGTTTTTCGAGAAGCATTTTCCGTTCCTTTCCCGCTGCATCTGCGCAGCGTTCCGCGCGGCTAAATAGCCGCAGTTCGTCATTTTCATTCTTTGATCCTGATCGGGAGCACCATTTTGATGTCATCCGTGTTCGTTCGGATAATTACGGGCGTTGTCGGCGTCCAGAACTCCAATACGATTGGATTCTTGAACGTCTGACCGGCGCTGACCTTTGCGGCCTGAAGCGCATTTAACAGGTAATTCCCGTTGAACCCGATCCTGAACGTCGGTTCGTCCTTCGGGATTACTTTCTGCCACTCAAATCTCTGTGAGACATCCGGCTGTTCGAAACCGAAAAGCGCCCCAGCGCAGCGGATCTGCACTTCATTTTCGACCTTCTCAATCGTCGCGTACTGCTTCTTCGGCAAGCGGAATCCACCGCGAATGTATACCGTGAAGTTCTCATCACAGGAACCGATCACGGAGTGTTCTACACTCAGACGGTAGCCATCACAAGCATTTGCCGTCACCTTCAGCGTCGTGGCATCAAAGTCAAGCCGAACATAGCCATACTGCGTGCGTTCTCCGCTTCTGCAAAACTGCTTCGTCGCATCCATGATGCGGTTGAAATCATTTCCGAGAATTGTTGCTTTCATATTTCCTCCTATTCTTCAATCAACAGCCCCGAAGATTGTGGTTTGTCCATTGCCAGCTGATCCGCAAACCCGGAAATGAACTGTCTTACGCTGCTCGGCAGCGCGGCATATTCTTTGTCGGATTGCTGGCGCACGTTGTAACTCCGCTGGAAATTTGACGCGATAACCGACGATACCGTATCGGCCTCCATCAGCGCCCATTCTCGGATCTGTTGCGGCGAACCGACCAGCCGTTGAATATTCTTAGGCAGCTTCTGAAATTCCTCCTGAGAGCCGTACACGCCGTTTCGGATCGCCTTTGCGACGAGGTTCCAAGCCTCCTGCGCCGTCATTTCGTTTGGCGTTCTCATCTTGACGAGCTGTGCCTTGATCTCGCCGATGTTTGGCGGAAATGTATTTGTCCGGGAGGCCAGCATCGCCTTTACGGCGATTGCCACATCTCGCACAGGCTCATCCGCAAACATTTCCGTCCAGAGATCGATGATCCGCACAAGGTCAGCATCCGGCAATCCCCGGTAAAACTGCGGGTATGCCCCTTGCAGCACCGCAAGGATCTGTTTTGTTTCGTTTCGATTCATCACAAGTCCTCCCGCAAAAACGGATTTCCAGCGTTCCCATTCTGCCTCTGTCCCCGGAAGCCGCCGCCCTTATCCTGTTCTCTGGATAACCAAGAGGAGATAAAGGCCATGATCCCGCGCCGCGTTTTTCTTTTCGTGGGGTTGGCATCACACCAACCCGCCATCTTCCGAAGTTCCTGCATTACATCCACGGCAGGGTAAAGTTCCGTCCACTTGATGAGGTTTTCATTTGTGACCTCAAAGTACGATTTGTCATTCAGGATAATGGAGATCACGGGCGGCGTGGAGGCGGTTTCCGGCTCCGCGCCATCCTCTACTTTACTCTCCTTTACTCTACTCTCCTTTACTCTACTTTCCTCTACTTTACTTTGTTTCTGGATGTCAGCATTTTCAGAAAGAATGTTTACATTTCTTGCTTGAATGTCAGCATTGATGCAAATTTGGGCGACATTAACCAGAAGGATGTTGTAATCGACTTCGAGAACCTTACGGCGGCTGACTGCCTCAAAGTACCGTTTTTGTATGCCTCTTGAGGTCAATACATGGTACTTATCATAGATCTCTTTGTCGAACATCCCTCGTCTGATAGCGGCCTCTACTATTTCGGAAACGACGCTCCCACCCGTCCCGACTTTGCGGGAGAACAAAAGCGCAACCTCCTCTGTCCATTCAATGTAATAACCCGCCTTGCCGTAGATCTCTTGCAGCAAGTGAACGATTACACCAAATCCTGTCAAGCCATATTCTGCCTCTATCAGTTCAAACTTCGCATCAAGGTTGACATCAAGCGGAAAGAAATCAATTCCGCTTTTCGCCATACCTCATCCCCCTAGAACGGAAGATCCGGGCCATCTCCTGTGATCTCGCTGAATCCGCCCTGCGGCTCGGATGTCTCCGCCCTGTCCTTCTTGCCCTCGCCAAAGTAGATATGATCGGCAAGGATTTCCGCCGAGCGGCGCTTGTTGCCCTCCTTGTCCTCCCAGTTGCGGATCTGCAACCGTCCGGTCACAATGGCCGCGCTGCCCTTGAAGAAGTATGTAGCCACGGTGTCCGCGAACTTCCCGAAGATGACGCAGTCGATAAAGTCCGTTTCTTTCTCGCCGCCCTGCGGCTTGTAGTCCCGGTCGCAGGCCAGCGTGAAGCTCGTCACTGTGGTTCCGCTCTGCGTGACACGTTTCTCCGGATCTCTTGTCATCCGTCCGAAGATCGCAATTTGATTCAATGCCATTTCAAAATTCCTTTCTGTATATCAGATTCTTTTCATCCCATCCGGGATATTGGCTTCTCAGATAATTCGCCAGCACTTCTTTGAGCGCCGCACGGTCAGCGGACTGGTCAAACCGTTGGTGACAAGGGTCGCACAGCGTAATGACGTTCTCAACGATTCCAAGACCGCCTTGCGCCCGTGAAATGTAATGGCACCACGGATTCCCCGGTCTCCCGCAGAGGACGCAGCGCCCGCCGTCGCGCTCCCACACGGCCTGTTTGGTCGCCGCCTTGATGCTAGTGGCCCTCGTCTGCCTGTGCAGCTCTCTCACCCCATTCCAGATTCATCCGCGCCAGCTCGTCCGGCGTCAGCGTCTCAATGCCCAAGTTCTGCGCTTCCTGCACAGTTCCTTCAATCAGGCGGGACATTTCCTTACTGTCCATCAAGTGGGTCTGTTTGAATACGATGTAGCAGTTGAATGCCACGCCGCCCTCGGTTCGCGTGTCGAAGCACTTTACATAGCGGTAAATCCGGCTGACATCCACGGAGACTGGCAGCTTAAAGCCGACCTTCATGCCGTCGTCGTCCCGTTCTACGGTTCCGTACTCCGTGACGAGGTTCGTTTTTACCTCCTCGAACCCCATGTGCATCGCATCTGCAATTTTCCCGACAAGAAGATGAAAATAGGCATTGGCGTCAAGGCTGCGCTTCTTCCGAAACTCCTTGATCTCGGCAACGTACTTTTTGCCCGGTATCATGTGTTCCAAGAACATCTGCGCTTTATACGGCACATCCGCCTTGATCCGCAGCCACGTCCCGGCGGCGTCCATCGTCCAGTCCGCCGCAGAAAACGTCAGTTCCGTCATGCCTGTACCGCCTTCATGTAGCAGTCCCAGCACATGCACTGTCCCTTCTTCTTTGTGGTCTGCTCCGCAATCGCTCTGGCGGAGTAGTTCTTCCCGTCAAAGGAGATCGGCACAACATCGTTGCCGCAGACGGAACACTTAAATGGTTTCGCCGTCTGCTTCGGCTCCTGCTTGGCTGTCTGCCGGGGAGCCTCGCGCCCTTGATACTCATCCGTGTCGGCGTCCTTCGTGTCATCAATGGCGAACAGTCCATTCAAAGCGTACTTTCTCGCGTAGCTGGACGCTGTGCCGGTGATTTGGCTCTCGTCCATGCCCTTCTTTGTCTCGGCTTCTCGGGCAAAAGCATGAGTAGAGATCGTCGCGCCCTCCGCATGGTCTGTCAGTGTCGCCGTGGCCTTGACGTAAACGCGATCCCCGATGCACAAAACGTCATCGTCCAGTGTCAGGCTACACATATTCGCCGCCAAGAGCGGCTTGACCGCTTCCAAAATATCCTCGCAGGAGCGGTAATTGTAGTTGCCGAAGTTATTGCGTTTCGACTTCGGCGCTTTCAGATCCAGCTGAATCGTTGTCAGTTTCTCTTGAATATTCATTCAAATCCTCCAATTCCAGACGGCAGTAGTAACCTCTGCCGTACTCGTTCAACAGATATTCCCCGGTCAATCTGCACTGTTTACGGGAGTAGGTCTCATAAAAAGGGCAGTATGCGCAGCAGATATGATCCTTTTCAAAGTAGATGCTGCACCGCACTTCAACCGGAGTGTAGACGTACTCATTCGATAACCCTTTTTTCATAGCCAAGCTGCTCCATGATGAAGTCCATCCCGAGGTTTTCCACCAGAAATGCCATAACTTCGTTGGATGGATCGTATCTGTCCTTACGCTCCAGGCATTTGAAGCGCCCGCATGTACCTTCCCAGATCTTCTCGCCGGCATAGACCTCGTTCCCGAGCCGATCACAACCACGCGGCTCCTCTTGCTGCGGGTCTTTGGAATAATCAATTTCCGGTAACATTCCTGTCCTCCAATCTGTACTTCGCAAATCTCACGACTTCGCCAAACCGGTTTTTCTTCTGCACGATCTCGCTCGTGATGGGCCAGCCCTCCGCCTTGAGATCCGCTACACGCGCTGCCAGCCGGAAGCATCCGTACTGGTCAAGCGCTTCAACTGGCGTGATGGAGCCGATGGTCTGAAGATGAAACAGAATCTTATCGCACTGCGTCACTTGACATCCCTCCATCCAGCTGTTAAAATGTGACTAAAGACATATTCCCGATGGCTGATCGGTTTGTCTTCCTCTGGCTGCTCGCGTCTGTCCACGCGGGCAGCCTTTTTCTTTGCCCCTGAACGGCGGATATTGTCCCAGCTGCACAGCCATTCCCGCTGCCAGCTGGACTTACAAATGCGCTCCTGGCAGATCTCTTCGCGTGGGCATCCCTCGCATAGCTTCACAAAGATTTGTCATCCTCCGCGCCCCAGTAGTTTCTCTGCCTCTCTGCGGCTTCCTCCAGCGCTTTCCACGCCGCCTTGAGCCGGGAGACGATATAACAGATCCAGCCCATCATGCCATCCCGTACCCCGTCAGCACCGCGGACAGCGTCGCGAGCAGCGCCGCTTCAAGCCGGAGGTCAAACACGCGCCAGTAGAAAAAAGCCGCCATCAAAAACAGACCGCCAAACACCAGCGCCGCCCGCTTCAACATCCGCCGCAACGCGGCGTACCATTCTCTCTTTGAGATCATCTTCCTTCCTCCTTTTCCCCGAGAAACGCCAGAAACGGCTTTCTCGGTATTTTTACGCGGCTCCCGATGCAGCACACCGGGAATCCAAGTCCGGCGGGGTTCTGCCGCGCCCGAAGCCGCAGCTCGTGGGGATTACACCCCAAAAACCACGAAGCCATCTCCGGCGTAATGATCGGCGCGTCCGATTGCTTTAGTTCTTCCAGCGTCATACGTTGCATGCTTATTCCTCCTTCTTCGGCTGCGCTTCTTTTACAAGAAGCATCCCATATGCAATGTCGCTCAATCTCTGAATCTCCTCGGCGTCGAGTTTGTCAACGTCAACGCCGACGGTTTTTAGAACCTGCTTGGATTCCTCGGGCATTTGATTCACCTCGCTTCCATACGACATTTTTATGTCGCTTGATGTATTGTGACTACATTATAGACCCTTATTTTTGTTTTGTCAATACATTTTTGCGCTTTTGAATAAATATTTTTGTATTGACAATACATTTATATTGTGTATAATAGTTTTAGGAGGTGTCCTAAATGACCATCAATGAACGCATAAAAGCCATCCGAAAAAAAACCGGATTATCTCAGACTGATTTTGCAGAACGGCTTGGAACAACGCGGGGTGTAATCACAAACCTTGAAGGTGCAAAAACAGAACCGAATGAGCCATTTTTACGGCTTATCTGTAAAGAGTTTAATGTCAACGAAACATGGCTTCGCACCGGAGAGGGTGAAATGATGAAGGAGTTGACGCAAAATCAGGAAATCGCAGAGTTCCTCGGGAAAGTTATGAACGACCCGGATGACGCGGCAAGGAAACGTTTTATATCAATCGTTAGCCAGCTCGGCGTTAAAGAATGGGAGATACTTGCCGAAATCGCAGAAAAATGGGCACAGGGGAAATAACCCCTGTGCCCATTTGCTATGTATGCTATTTGTTGACCATCGTTTTCAAAAACCGCCAGAGGAGGTCAAGTTCCTCATCCGTTGCGCACCGCATCAGGCGCGCGATCTCCTGTTCCAGCCATGTTCTATCATTCATTCCGTTGCTCCTTCGTCCTTCGTTCGTGTCGGCTGATTCGTGTGAGGCAGTGGCGTAATTATAAAACATTCGTTCTATAATTTCAAGATGCATTTGTACTCTAAAACATTTTTCGGAATATAGCTGCACTTTTAACTGTTGATATTTTGCGGAAGCTATTATATATTGGACATATAGATATTATTTTAGGAGGGAACAAAATGATTTGTCCTCAATGCGGCAGCGAAAATGTAACAATCACCATGCACCAGATCGGCAGTGAAACAGAAAAATATGGCGTCGGATTTGACGGGCACATGAACAACCTCGCACGCGGAATCGTCGCGGTCTGCACACTTGGCCTGTCGAACCTGTTCTGGCGCAAGCGTACCGGCAGCGAGCGGGCAGTCATGCGCACCAAGAAAATCTGCCTTTGCCAAAACTGCGGACATTCGTGGGAAATCCGGGAAAAAAGTGAAAGCACCCTCAGTGAAGAAGAAAAGCACAAAATCATCCGTAACGGTGTGATCTCGCTTGCTTTACTTATTGTCATTGCCGGTGTCGTTGTGCAGTGGATCGTCGGCGCGACAAACCTTCGGATTCTCTATGTCGCTTACGTCGCTGCTGTCATTGCCGGAGCTAAGCGCGTCTACGACGCAATCCGTGCCCTCAAAAATGATGGTTCCGGAGAATAAGAGACGCAGAAACGGTCGATTCATTTCGGTTGCTTTACTATCGAAAGGCTGTCATACTGGAATTAGCTAAACATCGTCTGCTTTTTGCAGCCGTCGCCGGTTTCTGATAGACAACTAAACCACAGTTTCCCGCCTTTCACATACTCGATGGAAAAGGCTTCGACATTTCGGAACAGGCCACCATCAACGACGATGTTCACCTTTCCTTCCTCAATTCTGACATTGATGCTCTGCATAGCACATCCTCCTTCGTAATTCGGCGGTTGCCGTAATTCGACCGTACCACGACAGCCAGAAAAGAACAAACAAAATATCTGCAAGCTGCGAAATCCGACAAATATCTCTGCAAACTTTAGGGCAAATAATTGAAAGTGAAGTGGAAACATGGATTTTGAGAAGCTGATTGACCGATGTATACGCACAATCGATGATAGAAATCTAACAAATCGAGATGTTGCGCGGCTTGCAGATATTTCCGAAGCTACCGTGTCGAGGGTGCTGGCGACCAGAGGGAGAAATGCGTCAATGTCAACGATCATCGCCATTTGTGACGGATTGGGGATTGAGGAGGAAACCATCCAGTACGACATTTCACCAAATGATGTGACGTCGCTGGAACTCGTTTACTTGGAACGCATCGCGGATTTGAAAATTGCAATCGAACAGAAAGATCGGTGGATACGGCGGGTGTTCATAATCTGTCTGTCGCTGATTGTATTCATTGTCATCGTACTGGCCGTTGATTTGCTTATCCCGACGGTCGGATGGTTTCGGGGGTGGTAGTCATAGATTGTATGAAATGCAAAAAGGAGATACCAGAGGGCGCGTCCTATTGCCCGTGGTGCGGAAAGAAACAGGTGCAGGGGCACCGTGGGAAATCGCGTGGAAATGGGCAGGGGTACGCCTATCAGCGGGGAAAAACATGGACGGCCCGCTGGACAGTCGCCTGCTACCTTGATGAAAACGAAAAGATGCACCAGAAAGTAAAAACGAAGGGCGGCTTCGCATCCAAGCGTGCCGCCCTACAATACGCCGCAAATCCACCGGAGAAAGAAAAATGCTCTCCAACGGTGCGGGAATATTACAAAACCTATCTGCGTGGGGATTATCAATCGCTGTCATCCAACCGCCAGATCGCCGCAGACGCAGCATTTGAACGGTTAAAAGAGATTGCCGACTGTGAGATCGACGCGCTAACTATTCGGCAGCTGCAGGACGTCGTAGACCGCAACGCGAGCACATACTATACACGACGTGATATGAAAACGGTGCTGTCACACTGCTACAACCTTGCAATCGCAGAAAAACAAACCACTGTGAACCTCTCAAAATATATCAAACTGCCAATGCTCGAGGAGAAAACACCGGAGCCGTTCACGGACGATGAAGTTCTGAAGCTATGGAAAACATATCCGCAGGATCATTTTATTGGGTTCATCCTCACGATGATCTACACAGGCATGATGCCAGGAGAGCTTCAAAGTCTCAAAAAGGATATGATTGACTTCGAGAAAAATGAGATCGTCGGCGGCGGTATTAAAACGCAAAAGCGAAAAGATACGCCTATGGTATTCCCGGACTTCCTCGCGCCCGTCCTGAAGGAACTATGCGAGGAAAGCAACTCGCGCGTTGGGAAGGTTTGCTGCATCAACAAGGACACTTTCTATGCGCGGTACTATGAATGTCTCGAGCTTGCGGGTGTCCGGCGGCTCACTCCGTATTCGTGCAGACACACCACCGCAACCGCACTGGCCTCGAAAAATATTGATCCATTCACTATCAAGGAGGTCATGCGGCACAGCAAAATCACCACGACGCAGAAGTATGTTCATCCAAATATGCGAGGCATGGTCGATGCGGTCAACCAAATTCCATCTTCTGATGTTCAATCAGCGCCAGACCCGAAAGTAACTCCGTAAGTAACAAAATCGAAAATGTGTAGTATTTTCAAAGGTTCCAAATACCCTGCTAAGGGAGTAGTCGTCTAAAAAGCGAGCGAGAGTTCGAATCTCTCCTTCCGCGCCAAAGTACCCGAAAATAGCGTGTTTGCGCTGCTTTCGGGTACTTTCTCTATTTATTTGTTCGGAATAGCGCTAAATGTCGAAATATGAAAAATACATCTACGGACAGCCAAAAACTAAAAAATTGCAGTATATAAGTTACTTGGTAAGTAACACATTTCAGACGTTCCGCACCTTCCGAAGCACTGAATCGTATGCACGGTGGTTGACAAGCGACAGGGTTTCCATAAGCTCATCAATGATCGGCCAGATTTGCGCCGGGTCTTTTCCCGCAATACTTCGCAAAAAAACGCTATCCCCATACTCGTTAATCGTTTCGGATGCGGGCGGCGTAGCGGAGTACCGGCGTTCAACCGGCGGCTCCGCCTTGTGCCCCATGCGGTCTTGAATGGTGTAAAGATTTGCGAGCTTGGCATAGTTCGGATAACTGGATTCTTCATATTCCAGCCGCGCAATTTCCTTGCGGATTTCAAGCGCATCCAGCATGGGAGTGCCCCCCTTATGCCCGATCGATCTGCTCCATGCAGTGACGGATAGCGTCGCGGGTTGCGTCGCTGTCCGCGTCGCGCATCATGTCCTCGAGCTGCTCATGCATTCGCTCGCGGGCGTCGGCACGACTATAACGCCCCAGAGAATCCCGGCGGCGTCCACGGTAGGAGCTTCCGCGATTATACGTCCCTCGGATGTTTGCATCCCAATCGGCGTCCCGGCTATAACCGGATTCGTCGAGCATTTCAATTTTGTCGATGTTTTTGATCGTGTCGGTCAACTTGTGGACGATCTCGAGATCGCCAGCACCAAGCTCAGGCTTCCTTGCGATTTCCTCAAGCTCTCCGCAGAGCGTCGCCCGCAAGTCCTCCATAGCTCTCTTACTCATGTTCATGCTCCTTTCACGCCACGCGTTCGACAATCATATTGCTATTCGCAAAATTGATCGCCTGTGTGCTGATATTTTTTGCGGAAACCGTAAGGCAGCAGCCGCGCGGCACCTCTACAAATGCCGAAACAAAAATGTTGAAATAGTTCCCGACTGCAGCAGGCGTGACAACGGCGGTCGCGCCGGTAATCGGTTCACCATTGATCGTCAGCGCGGCAGAGATCGCTTCCACCGTGCCACCGGTCGGAATGGCAATGTTCGCGCCAAAGGCCACGCGGAATCGCGCCTTGCACTGGTTCGTAAGGCCGCGAAGCGTTACGATGCCCGCTCCGGCGCGATGGACGATGCACCCACCGCTCGCGGCGGGTGTTTCCGTCAACGGCACATTCTGGCCAGCCGCTACGGTCACGATGTTGGAATTGGTATATTCGGCCATAAAATCAACCCTCTCTTTGATAGATATAAAATGCGGCGGAGCGATTGCCCCGCCGCTGCTGTGAGTATCGACACGGAGCCGATCATTTTCGTGAGGTCACGAAAAAGCTCAATTTGTGGATTTGTTAGGCGCAGGCACCGCAGACATACTGCGAACCATTACACCCGGCGAACTGATACGGTGCGGGAACCGCAAACGACGGAACCGGACGCGGGTTGTAATAGGCGAACTGGCCGCTCATGTATGCCTTGAGTGCTTCACTCTGCGCAGACTGAGACGCCGCCAGCCGCAACCCCTGATTCTCGTTTTCGAGATCGCGCATCTTGCTCTGCGTCAGGAAGTCAAGAATGGCTCGGCTGTTGCTGTTCTGGTTGTCGATGATGTCCCGCGTGGCGTTCTGGACGGTGTTGCGCGTGTCGCACGCCTGCGAAGCCATGTCGTACCGCACCTGTGCGATTGCTTCCCGGTTCTCGCAGCAGCAGTTCTGAGACTGCATCTGCATCTGGAAAAGCTGCTGCATCAGCGCGGCTTGCTGGTTCGCGCGGGATAGCTCCGCCGTCTGGAATCCGCTGTTGACCGCCTGCGTGACGCCCGCAAATCCGTTCAGGACGCTGGTGTTCATCCCATAGAAGCCGTCGCACAGGCCGTTGTTGACGCCGTCAAGCTTGCGCTCAATATTGGCGAAATCGGATGCAAGGATGTATCCATCCGTCGCACCGCCGCCATTGTTGTTGCCCCAGCCATTGCCGCCCCAGCCGCAGAAGATCGCGAGGAACAGGATGATAAACCACCATCCGCCATCGCCGCCGAAGCCGCCCCAGCCGTTGCCGCCCATGCCAGTAGGTGCTACCGGCATAGTCATAGTCGTACCATCGGTAAGGCTCATTTTGTCGTACTCCTTGAAGAAAATATATTATCAACCGTGGCCACGGATTGATTATTGCAAAAGACCCTGAAACTGCCGCGCAACGGCCTGAAGCTGGTTTAACTGCTGCTGCGTGAGCTTGCCGGATTGCATCATTTTTTCAACCTCGGCTTTCGGGTCACCATGAAAGTTTTGCTTGAATTGCTGGAATTGCTGCATCATTCTCTGAAACTGCCCCATCTGGCCGGGCATTTGCGGCGCTCTGCCGCCGCCAAGCGCGTTAAACAGTGGGTTCGGCATTGTGGTGTTCCTCCTTCTTGTTCTCCGCGCCAGCAGCCGCCAGCGCGTTCACACGCGCTTCCATCGCTTCAAACTCTCTTCGGGTGACAAATTCCCCGCTGGCCGGTATGATCGGCTGTGCTGGTGTCCTCGCGCCCGTGCGCTCCGTGTAATCCAGAACCCTCATGGACGGAACGCCGGACGCGTCCACGCTCTTGATATAAATGCACGGGTTCTCGCTATCCCACAGTGGAACCGTGTTCCCAGCCGCAACGAGGTAGCTCTTTGCGCCCGCTTCACCCTGTACCCAAATCATGCTCTGGGCAGGCTGCGGCATTTGCGCCATAGGCTGGGGCGGCTGCTGCGGTTGATACTGTTGGCGAAGCTGCATGAGCTGGTCTTGCATCGGCGGCTGATAAAATGGTTGGTAGCTCATCGGCGGTTGGTACTGTCCATACATTCAGATTCGTTCCTTTCCCAAAAATAAAGCGGTGTTTGGCTTCCGGAGTTCCATGTGTCAAACCAATCTCCATCCCTGACGCAGACCACATGGGTTGCAAGCGCAAGAATGTATGTACCGATCGGATGGTCACGCGCGAACTCCGCAACTGTGTATGTGTCCGGGTTGGAGCTTGGTACGCCATGCCGGGCATAGCCAAGCTGGTTCAGGTACGCTCCCCAGACAGCGTTTGCGGAGGGCATATCGCCAACCTCAAACCCATGAAGCGCAAGCGCAACATATACCTCATCCCACGATTTCCCGGTCGCCTTGCAGATCGCCCGAACAGGGCAATCCCCAACCTGACGCCGCGCGGGGTTTGGATTGTAAAAAGAAAAACCCATACCGGACACCTCTCAACGTGTCCAGTATGGGTTATTTTTCGGGTTTATGTGCCGCGATTGTGCATCATTTTCGCCCGTTTCGGGTTTAACTATATAGTCGGCTAGATGTCTTTCTCATTCGGTCGAGAATTCCGGGGAGCCGCCGCTGCACGGTAGCTCGCCCAAGATACAACTCAGATGCAACGTCAATCTGAGGGCGCTTATCGATATAATAGAGCTGTGCAATGCGCTCATTTTCCTGCCCGAGGTTTGCTTGGGAAATAACGGTCTCCATTTCTCCACGCATCAGGCCGGATAATTCAGGCGGTAGATTATACCGCGCCTGCGGCGACATCAAATCACCCCTTCTTGGTCATCAACACCGGAACGTTCCCCTGATTGGAAACGGAAAGACCGAGCGCCCCGGCCACGTCGCGGATTTTCACATAGTTGGTTCCGTTTTTTAGGATACGTTCAACCTCGACGGGTTTTCCGTCAACAATCATCTTGCACTTGCTTACCATTTCAATCCTCTCCTTTACCATTTCCCGGAATTTCTTAATACCCTCCGGATCGTCCACCCAGTATTTCGGGCAGAGCTTCCCGGTCACGTCGTAGTGCCGGATGATATGATCGACCGGGATGTTATACTTCTCGCAGAGCCTTGCGGCGAGGTCTGCAGCATTGGCGATAGTCTTTGCCGTTGCCATGACATTCCCGTCGCGCTTCGCGTCGCACATCTCGATCCCGATGGAATTGTAGTTCCGGCAGAATGGGTGTGTATAGTGATACGCGCCACAGTGGAAGGCTACATAGTCCTCCGGCACGGAGATCGTGATGGAATCATCATCCACAAAAAAGTGGGCGCTTGCCACAGGATTGAGCGGCTTCTGGAAGTACTTGCCGTTGCTGGTGTCGGAATCCCCGTCGTTGGCCGTGTAGTGCATGACAATCCACTCAACGTCCCCGCCGCGTTTCGTGCCGTAGTTGGCCCGATGGGCCAGCATCTTTTTAGTCGGTACCATCACTATCACCCTTCGCGTCCATCGCGTCCTGCGCCTTCTGGCTCTGCGTCCCGAAATAGAACGTGATGACCATCAGGAAGATCGTCAGGAAATCCTTGCCCGTGATGTCGCCCCGGAGCGCCAGCACCGTGAACACCACCGTCAGCAGCAGCGTCACCAGCGACTTCACGCTCAGCAGATTCGACAGCCTTTTCATAATTTTGTCCATGTTATGTACTCCCTTCATTATACTTTTTTCGTCGCTTTGTTCCAAATTTTCATAGCACCGCGTTTTGTGTATTTTGCCTCATGGTTTTTCGCGGCAATGTAGCCACAATGTGCGCATTGGTACACCAAGAGATCTTTATTGTCTCCGACATATTTCAGTTCTGGAAAATGCCCGCATAATGGGCACGCGTTCAGTTCGTTCATATCGTTTTTACTCCTTTCAGTCTTTCAGCACGATTTCCAAAAAACGTGCCTTTTCCTCTGCCGTATATGTTTCCGGCAAACTCTCGATGTACTTGATTGCGTATTTACTTCTGTTCTCATTCTTTGCCTTCCAGAGGTAAAACATCCCAATCGCCGTTGCAAATCCGATGACTGCCAACGTGACCTCCACACTCAGCACACCGAGCACATTCAGGATAATGCAAACGACGCTTGCCGCCGCGCTGCCAATCAGCAGCTTCTTCGACGTCTCCATCACACGATCCCCGCATGAGCCAGCGCGAAGCCGACCAGCGCCCCAACAATGGCCGTCACGACCGCCTTGACCAGCGTCTCCCATTTCCCGCCCGGAATGGCCTTGAGGCTCTTCACGTCATCCTTGATCTCGCTGACATTGGCCTCGATCGTCTCCTGCTTCGTCGCCAGCACCTCTACCGAGGTCGCCAGCTGATGCAGCGCCCGGTTGTCCTCCTCTAAATCATTGATGCGGTGCGTGTTGCTCTTGGATCGCTGGTCGATCTCCACGATCTTTGCCTGAATTCCATCATCCATATTCTTTCTCCTTATTTCGGTTTTCCCACAACGTACTCGACAATGTAAGTTCCGGATACACGGCAGATTTTAACTCGATCTCCCGCACTGAATGTAACGGAAGTGTTGCATTTATAGTGCTTTGCGGTTGCCTCTGTCTGCCCGTCAAAGATCAGAGACAGTCCATCGGTATACTTTGCGCCAACGGTCGCAAGCATAAATTCAGGTTGTGGCTTCTGCGCCGTTTCGTCTGTATCAAAAAAACTCGTTACTCCGATCATGCAATCACCGCCCTCTTTGCCGTATGCTTCATCATGCTGCCTTCTTTCAGCTCGATGTACCATCCGGTTTCTTCATAGATTCCGCCGAAGGTCGGATGATCGATTGCAATAACATCCCCGATACCGTGACCCGGCTCCGCCAACGACTGAAACGTGATCGTCTTCGTGCCGAGCATGGATTGATTGCGGATGTTTTCGACATACGCCTGCAACGCAGATTGACTGGCGATATTATCAACCTTTACAACCTTTGTGATCTTCTGGCCACGCTTGAACGTGGAAATAGGACTCGATGGATTATCATTCTCTGCTCTGGCGACCATAGGCGCGTCTAAATCCGGGTTTGAGCAAATTGCAACAAACACATTCGGTGCATCAAAAAAGTCGTTCTCTTGGCTCGCTGACAGACCGACAGGAGCGCGAAAACGAATATCTGTCGTGCTGTACTGGTGATCAATATTCGACGCGCTCGGCGTCTCATGCGGCGTCAGACGCGCCACACCGTTTGCATCAAACCAAAGGGGATCATAATTGATCTCATCAAGCAGAGCGTTACAGATTGTAAGATAGTCGGTTCCAATTTGCCAGTCTTCCCGGTCGGTTTGTAGCGTCGCTTCAGATGGTGTCGCAATCACAAGAGAAATCCCAGCCTCCGTCAGCATTTGCCGGACGATAGTTATGTACGACGAGCCAGCGGAAAAATGCTTGATGCTTTCCGTTTTGATCGTGGACAATTTCCAGCTCCGATCGTATGCTTCAATCGCCACCCAGCGCCCGTCTTCCTCGGTCGTTTCCTTGTACGTCGTGATGCGGAAAATTCCCAATGAGTTTTCCACGCCATTGATGGAAATTGTGGGTTGCAGCTCATCAGATAGATAGTTGATATTTGGATCGTAAAGAAATGTCCCCGCAAAACTCGATTTAATTTTTGCGTTTTTATCCGTATATACATTTGGAGCAGAATCGCGTTTCCAGCGGAGGGACGCATAATGCGCCCCATTCCGCAGAACATTCACGGCATAGCGAACATCACGAATCAATGTCAATCTCCTCCTCATGGTCGATTTGCACGATCATAAACGAATACGATTGCTTGTACTGGTTTACAGTCCCGGACACTTCGTTCAGATACCCAATGCAGCCGCCCAGCGCCACTGTTTTCAAGCAGACCAAATTGCCAACCATTCTCTCAAACTTCTCCGATTCGTTCTGGTCAAAGAAAACAACGTTCCCGTCGTAAGTGGTGGTTTTAGCAATTCCGCGTTCTACGATCGGATAAACTGCCCCGGAAAGTTGGATTTCCGAAATAGCACGGCTCAGATTTCGTGCAAACGGCTGGCTGAGAAGGCCGCTATGCTTCAACGTAAGCCATTCCCCGGTTTCGAGGTCATACAAAACGTTGTACTTCGGATGGACTGTGTATTCTTCTTCATTGGACAGTCCGTAATTGTCGTTTTCAGCGAATCCACCTCTAATACGGTAACGCACAGTCCCTTTTGCGAGACTATCTACAAACAGAAGTTCTTCTGTTTTTGCGATTGCCACGCCGTCCCGCTCCACAATATAGAAATCGTATTTCCCGCTTGTGCTCCAAACAAGCGACACTTCGTTGTCGACGTTGGCGCGAAGCTGAATATTCTCGCCCGGAACATTCGTGACCGGCAATGCAGCTCTTCCCCAATCAGACCACAATCCATATTCGCTTTGAACTCGCACCCTGACAACGTGCATCCCATCAGAAAGGTACTTAGGCGACCTCCACTGCTTTGTGCTTCCGTATTGCGTGCCACCAATCAACTCACCGTCAAGCTCGATTTGATACGCCTGCTGCTCGGTTGTTTGCCATGAGATAGACGGTCTTGGCGACAATCTCGTTGCAGTAACGCCGGGGGTCTCAGGCGCGACCACTGCAATGAACTCCGCGGAATCACTCCATGCGCCCGGTTTTCCGTCCGAGTTATACGTCCTAACTCTCCAGAAATTTGTCTTGGCGGTGAATGTACCATTCGGCACATCAAAAAATGTATCGCTACCAGTTACCGTGCCGAGAGCACCCCACGTTGCATGATCGGTAGACCGCTGCAATTCTGCCTTTGTTTGCGCTGTGCCAGTTGAGATAATGTGCGCCCACACGAACCGATTGACAACTGTACTGTCGACAATTACGCCTTTCGGACTAAGCGGAACGGCTGTTGAAAGTTCTTCAACAGTCGAAACCGTGACCCAATCTGAATCCGCCGTTTCCCCAGTTGTTGTGATCGCCGTAACTTTCCAATCGATAGAATCGGCGGTGAATGTATTGGCCGGAATCGTTACATTTTGTTCGCCACCTGAGATCGCAATAGATTTTGTCGCCGTAGTTCCGGTAACTCGCCAGTAAACCGTTGCACGCGCCTGCTCCATTGTGATAGGGGTTTTTCCAGATCCATTAAACTGATTGATGCCCCATGTAAATACCGCTGACAGGCGTTTGGGGGTGTATGCGCCAGCACCCGGAGAAAGATTCGTTGCTTTGGGCGGCTGGACGATGGATTCATACCACGGAGAATAACCAGTGCTTCCGGCGTCCGTTTCAACCACATAGCGCCATTCAATGGTTCCGATAGGAAAAGTATTGGCTGGGATTTTGGTTTTCCGGTTCAACGGATAGGAGCCTGTGGAGACGACAGTGTTGTATGAAGAATTTCCTTTTACGCGCCACTGGAACAGCGTTCGCTTCGCCTGCATGGTTGTAAGCGTGTCAGGCATTGACTGTGTCCATTCAAACTCTTGATCTGCCGCTGACGCAAAATAAGGTTTTGAGACACCGCCCACCGTCGGCGCGGCCGTTTCAGGTTCGTACTCTATTTCAAGATACGCTTTTGTCGCATATCTTGACGTTGCAACAACGAGATAACCAGCACCGCCATGCACAATAATGCCAGCAGTAATTATCTCTTTAAGCCACGGGAAATAATCTCGCGTCGACCCAAACACATACTTCGGAACTTCCGTTTCCTGAACGTATGTGCTCGATGGCGTAAAGACGCTTCGCGTTGCAGGACGTTTGTTCCATGTGACAACATTTTCATCAAACGGATTCTGCAAACCGCTAATATTCACGGTGTCATAGTGCGTGCCCCCCGTTCCATACGGGTCTCTAAATCCAGCAACATACACATAGGCCGTTACCACATTGATTTTTTTATACTGAATATCCGTAGGAAACGGGAATTGCAGGAGCAGTTGCGTTTTATAGTTTATTTGAACCGTTTGGTCTGAATGGAGATTTTCATTCGGCCGGTCTTGGTCGAGCACCGCAGAGCCACTTGCATAAATGATCTTTTTCGCCATTATTTCACCCCCATTCTATCCGTTCTTCTCTGATTTTGCGCGATATTTACAACATCATTGAACTGCTGGACGTTGTCCGCTGGGATTGTGATGTTGTAATTATTCGTCGTGGAATTGCTCGCCGAGTAAGGCACATACTTCCCGGTTCCAGCCTCAATATAACCACCCGTTCCAGTCCATCCGCCTGCGGATTCACTATAAGACGTGCTCTTGAGCGTATCTCCATAGACAACCTTCTGATAGGTAGATAACTGGCCCTTCGAAACATTCATACCGAGTGCCGTGCCGATCCGGTTAAAATCCCATGTAAAAATACCGGCTACGACGTTCGCAGCATCAGCAATTAACGCGAGCACTTTTGCAACAGGATCAAGAGCAACCTTCAATGCCGGGAGGAAAGTCACGATCAGATCTGCGAGCGGGTCGAGCAATCCAACTGCAATTTCGAGGATCGATCCGATTGCCTCAATGAGGCCAGAATCGTCAAGGGCCTTTGAGACTTTATCGATAAACTGCATGCCTGCATCCATAACCTTTATGAATGTTGGGGTCAGTTTATCGAGGAAATTGTTTTTCAGTTCTTGGAACTTCTCGCCGAGTTTCGCGGTCGATTCCTGCAGCTTCACCTGATTTTCGCGTGATTTGATTACCTGCTCGTTATTTTTGTAGAAAGAATCCGCCGCATCGGAATATGTACCAGACAGGGTATTCATGATCAGGCTGTTCCGCTCCGCCTCGCCGGAGCAGTTCGCAAGTGATTCATTAAAATCATCCTCGGAAATACCGGCCCAGTTCAGCGCATCCGCCAGAACGCCCGTAACCTGTCCAACCTTTGCCGTCTCGTTTGCGGCCTCAATAAGTCCGTTGATGGGCAGCGAATCACCGAACGTGCCGTTTACACCAGCGGCGATATTCGTCCACGTTGCGAAATCTTCTTGGTTGCGTGCCAGTTTCGCCATGAGCTGCGCTGTTTCTGTGGCGGTATCCGTGTCACCTAGGATTTTGTAAAGGCCAGTGTAAGCCTCCTGTGCCGTCTCAGCACTATATCCGGCGGTTTCAAACGCAGTATTTAGTTTGCCCTGCGCCACGATGTACTCGCTAGTGCTCTCAATCACTTTCCCGATTGCATCAACAACCTTCGTGATTGCTGTTTGCGCTACCGCAAAACTTTTCGCAGTCATTTTTGACGCTTTCTCGACGTTGTTCTTCCATGATGTTGTTTTCTTCTTCGCGGAATCCATTCCATCATCCACGCCGGATGAATCGGCTGTGATCTTCACCACAATATCCAGTAAATTCATTCTTCCACCACCAATCCACACCGCCGCACAATATCAGCTGTAATTTCCTCGCAAGAGCGCGTGTCTTCTTTCTTCGGCCGCAATATTTCATCAAGATCCGACTGCATATACCGTCCGCCCACAAGTTTTGCAGTGTTCTCTGTTAAAACTCTGGCACAGCGCGACATATAATCATCAAACAACCACTTTTCCCTCCGCTGCCGAATCAAAACGGGCAGGAGCCGAATGAGTGCGGGCGCTGAAATTTTCGGCGCATCCAGAAGGGAGAGTGTTACTCTTTCCCCTCCGATACGCACGATGAGAAAAAATCAATGAGTTCCTTGTCCTGCGCGATCTCCCGGATTTGCCGCAGCGTCTCCACGATCTTCTGCTCCCGGATGTCATCGACATTTTTTTCGTTCAAAACTGCAAGGATGCCGAACACGTCTTCTCTATGGTTTTTCAGAAGCATCGGCACCCACTGGCTGACGCGATTTGCCGCCATTGCATATTTCTCTGCAACGGTTTTCGCTTCCTTTGTGTTGAGTTTCAGGGATGTGATGACATCCTCGTCGCTCGTGATATTGAGCAGGAAAACGGAAATCTCGCACAGCACATCCGCCGCGCGATCCGTACTCAGTTCAGAAAGTTTCATGTTTCCTCCTTATGCGTCCGCCTCGCCAGCTTTGATGTAGATTTCATACGGAACTCTGGTCTGCTCCGCCATTGCGAAGTGTGCCGTGTACTCAAACGCAAACTGGCCCTTTTTCTTGTCGCTGGTTTTCATCTGGAATCCGCCGGTAGAGAGTGCGTTCATCATGTGGATTGCGATGAAGCCGCCCTTCTGCTCGCCGTTTTTGTCAGAATAGTCACCAACGATCCAAAGATCATCGAAATCAGAATCGGCCAAATCAAGGCGCGGAACGATCTTCGTAGAATCCTGTGCGTCAATGTCCGCCGTAGCAATCAGAGACTTCGCAACGGCGGTGGACATGGTGACAAACGCGCCGCTGGCCTTCGCCTCAATGGATTCCTGACGCTTCAGTTCCTTCATATTCTTGGGGCAGTTGTCAACGTCATCACCATAATCGGAAAACGTCGGCGTAGCGGTGAACGTGACACCTCCGGTTGTCGCGCCGAGCTGGTCAGCGGCTTTGAACGTGCCAGAAGCCGGGGTGAAATCTTTCAGAATGATGCCCGCATTGATCTGTAGCTGTTTGAAAGTATCGGCGGGGATCTTCGTAAACTTTGCCATATAAAATCAGTCCTTTCAGTTGGGTGTGATAAATTCGGCGGTGATATTGAGATACCGCCGTTTAATATTTGGTTCAGTATCATCTTTGATCGCCTGACACCACGGCGTGCCGCGTTTCAGCCAAATTGCTCCCTCGTCGCAGGAAACAAAAACGCCTCCCATCCCGATAGCATCCGCGATCTCCTGCGCCTTTGCGTTCGGGGTCGCCTCACTCTCGGTGTAGTACCAGAGATTCACAGTGATAGCAGCTTCTCCGCTGTCCCACGCCCCGAGAATGAGATCATAGGTCAACCACGGAAAAACCGCGGCCCCCCGCACCGAGGGCGCCCGGGCGGCGGGGGGGGACCGGGCGGACCCAGCGG